GTCAAAACAGAGGTCGCTGAAGATTCGCATGAGCCGACGAACCTCGTCGGCCACATGCATGATTCTGGGGTCAGCCATTGTCCGCCGCCTCGTTGTACGGATCAGGAAACACACTAGTCACCTCGTAGTCCGCACCATCTAGAGTCTCGAACACACCTAGCTCGAGCGCCTTCCGCTCTGCCTCTTCCTCGTTGTCCGCGTCGATCAATACCCAGTTGGTCGCCACAATCCTTACCTCGTACCTCATGTCACCAACTCCCTTGGTATTCGTGGTTGTAATTGTATTCAGCATCCAGCCAGTGCCACGCCTCTTCGTAGGCATGGTCCCAGTTTGTGTGGTAGCCGGTGGCTACGTCCTCGTCGGCGATACCCTTCGCCCAATGGTCGAGGCTAGGCTCATGGTCGAGCGGTAGTTCTTCCATCAGTCCATCCTCTCGCCATCGATGTACTCGGCGTCCGGCCACTTGTAGTCCAAGCCGTCACCACCATCCTCGGCAGTCGGCTCGTATTCCACAGGCTTCTCGTCCTTGTCCCACTGCACATGAAGCAGTCCCCACTTGATCCAGAAGTTGTGGGCGTGGGCAAGATCACGCGGCTCACCCTCCTCGTCAGCAGGCCAGTCCTCAATGTGCTTGACCTCCCAGAACTGTGTCGTCTGGACCTGATACTCGGCCTCAATGATCCTCGTCATTTCAATCCTCCATCCGTGGCTCCGGTTCGAACCAGACCTTCTCGCCTGTTTCGATCCCGTAGCCCTTGTTGTACTCGCCGATCTCCTCGACACTCATGTGCTCGGACTCCACCACCTGACAGCCATGATCGCTGTACCAGTGCCAATGCGGATTGTATGGCCGACCGTAGTATTTGTCCGCCAAACCACGGTCCCTTGGACTGCCGTGCTTTGCACCGCCACGCACCCAAGGTGGTGCCACTCTCACGCGCTTAACCATAGACCGCACTCCCGAACAAACCTGTCTGCACGATCTGGTCCGCAATCTCGGCGTCGATGTCACGAGTCCACGGATCGATGATCGACATTTTTGTATAGGGCGACAGATTGTTGATGCCGACCGTCACCACCTCGAATGACATGCCCTCGGTGATCTCGGACTCGCCGGACTCCCAGTCATCGGCATTGTGGTAGACCTTGATCGGAAAGTTGCGGATGCAATGGGCACCGTTCTTGATGTCCAGCTTGGGCACCTCTCGCCGCCACTCCGCACTGGTCTTCATCTGACTGTGCTTCCACGGAATCCACGGACGATCACTGTCGTATTTCAAATCGTCCATCCAGTAGTTGCACCCACCCTCCAAGGCCGTGACCCACACGGCCTCGCAGATTTCCACCCACTGATCCCACGACGGGTTCGATTGGATGATGATCCTTGGCGCACCAGTGTCCGCCGAAAACTCTACCTTGTTCATCACACGTCTCCATTCAGCCTGTCGATGTAGGCGTCGGCTTCACGCTCCGCTGCCTCGATCTTGCGATATTCGATGCTGTCTGCCATCCGGCCCTGCACATCATCGTAAACTTGCAGATTCATCGCGCCATGCTCGGCGGCCCACGAATCTCGGCTCATCCACATGGCATCCTCTTCCATGCCCATCAGCCAGCTTTTTACCTTGCCCATGCTTCAAGCCCCTTCAAAAAGTTGTTCATGTCAAACTCGACGAACGTCGTGTTCCGGACCTTCTTCAACTTGTCACCGTCCACGAAATAAATTCCATGCGGTGTCGTCTTGTGGTTACGCAGCACACGATAAACGTGAATCCGACTGGCGTAGCGTTGCCCATCTTTTAGCGGGAACACATTCCGATTCCGGATTATCTTCTTCTCCAGAACACGAATCGAATCGCACACAGGCACCAGACGGTCAGCGACGTACTTGCCGTCACTGTCCAAGACCTGTTGCTTTGCGTAATATCTCGGCATATCTTTTCTCCTGTGTTGTGGGTCACCGGTCCACGGACCAAGGATCACCAAGGGTTGATAAGATACAGTAACAAATGGTTGGTGATAGTCAACAAGAAAACCATTGCATAAAACGATTTTCTCTGGGTTGTTGCATTCAACACAAAATTTTTGAAAATGGTGATACAAACGGTACAAACGATACAACCCTTGGTCAGCAACGGTTACAGCTGTATCACTTCTGTACCGTTGTAACACTTATGAGTCGGGGTGGGCGTTGATTTTTGGTTTTTCAAACTGCAAAGGGCAAAAAATATCGCTATGGGCAAAGTAGGTAGACCAGCCGGGCTGACGAACCGGCAACGAGAATTTGCCAAGTATTATGTCGAGGGCAGATACAGCAACACCGAGTGCGCGAGGAAGGCGGGCTATGCCGAGGGCAGTGCCAACGTGCAGGCGGCAAAACTTCTCGACGGCAAGACATTCCCAGAGGTGCCGAAACTGATCAAAGAATTGCGGCAGGCGCGGGAACGCCGATACGGTGTCACGCTGCTGAACCAGTTGAAGCGATTCGAGGACTTGTCCATCGCTGCCGAAGAGGCCGGACAGTTTTCCGCTGCCATCAACGCCGAGAAGATCAGGTCCGCACTTGGTGGTCTGACCATCGACCGTCGGGAATCGACACACGTTCACCAGCTTGACCAGCTTTCGCGTGAAGAGATCGTCGCCCGACTCGCTGCCATCCGGCAGGAATATCCCCACGCATTCGACAACATGAAACGGATCGAAGATGCCCAAGACGGAGCGCAGCCTGTGGAACTCCTTGAAACAGAATTTACCGAGAAAGACCCACTTCCAGCGGATTGAAAACCGCGCTGGGCAAGGGATGCCGGACGTGTATCTCTGCATGGATGGGGTGCCGGTCTGGTGCGAATTGAAAATAATTAAAAATAGTCGCGTATCCTTATCAACCTCGCAAATTGCTTGGCATTTGGCGCATACACGTTGTGGCGGTGCGAGTTTTTTCTTGGTCCATGACCCCTCGACCGGCGATGTATTTTTATTTGACGGTGGAAAAGCGGCGGTGATCCATGAAACGCGGACCACTGACCTGTGCGCCTCTGCGCCTGCGCCTGCGTATGTATGGAAAGGCCCGCTGCGCGCTGCGGGCGAGGCGCTGCGGGCCTGCGCTGTCGAAAGCTGGAGCGCCCTCGAGGCATAAGAAAGCCCGGCCCGCGAATCGCGGGCCGGGTCCCGGAGGTTAGTGGATGTGATAGGAAACATTCGGAACATCACCGGACCAGCACGCGCGGCACTCGCCGCATTTGCCTTGCTGCTCGGGCGCCGGGCAGATTCTGCCGGGCAGGGTTTTGATTCCTGTGTGAACTGTTGACGTGGTCGGCCACGCTTTGGGCCGTGGTCCGTCCACCATGTGGGCGGACATACGCAGGACCGCGTTCTCGGGCAGGCGGTCGATCTGTAGGGCGCGCGACCAGACCTTGAACTCGCGCGACGGTATCCAATGGCGCTTGTTTGGTGTCTGCCTGCATACGTCGATGATGTTCAACGCCATGCCCACGCTGCCCACGTCGCCCGAATCGAACCAGCGGAACCATTCGCTGCGAACAATGTTCAGCACGTTAACCATGCGCGGCACAAAATCGGGCGCATTAAAGAACGCTTCGCGTTCGATCATCTTCCTGCGGACGTTCGGCATCCGATACATGCCCTTGCGGGCGTAGCAGTTAGCGCATGTGCTGCCCTCGATCTCGGCAAGCCTGCTGCCTACGTCACACAGCCACGCATCCCGGCTGATGCTATAGCCGGGCATTTTCGACACATTGGACAAAAGTTTTTTGTCCTCTCGCGCTTGTTTCAGGTCTTCGGCATTCATCGTTAATCCTCCAACGGTAATGATGATTAACAGTCACACAATATCACTAATAAATCAAGGAAAAACCTGCGGCCTGCGGCTGCGGCCCGATGTTGTCAGAGCCTGCGGGCAGATCGAGGAGCCTGCGCTTGCGACCGACAAAAAACCTGCGTACGCAGGTTTTTTAAGAACTCATCGAGCAGCAAAAAGGGCGGGCCGACGAAAGTCGGCCCGCCCTGGTTTGTGTTAGATGCCCTCGCCGTCACACGCTGGGCAGAGTTCCTCGAACTCTTCTTCGTAGCCGCCGCGCATGGGATCTACGACGGAATGCGTGACGAGGATCACGCCGGTTCCAGCGCAGTCGACGCAGTTGCCGACTTGGGGCGGCGACAGCGCCGCCCTGATCTTCGCCAGTTCCTTTGCGAGAAGATCGACGTTCATTCACGCTGCCTCCTTCACAAGACGGTAGCCGCCGCCATACTTCGGGTGGGTTTCGATCTCGAACCCTTCGGAGCGCAGCAGGTGGACTAACTGGTGGACTGAACCATTCGAGATATCACGCTTGTGGAACTGCTTCCGCAGATGCTTCTTCAGATTCCGCATGGAAACGAACCGGTTGCCAGCCTGAAGCAGACGCTCAATCACGGCTGCTGGCATCGGCGTCAGCTTCTTCGCAGATGCTGGCGCGATGATGGTGCTGGTCACCTCCGGCTGCTGCTTCACCTTGTCCACAGCGTCGAAGATGTCCGCCCACTCGGCGGCTGCTGGTAAGTCCAGCGTGATGGTTACAGGAACGGTAATCTTAGGCATGTCTAAATCTCCCTTAGACTTGTGTTTAGGGCATCATTGCCCATTAACGAGATTAGCAGATAGTAAGTGATGCTGTCTATTACTATTTCGAGAAAAGTCTTTTCTCGAACCAGCAACAATCACTCGGGGTTACTGTGGCACATTCGCCACAAGCAGTGGCAAAATTGCAACCCCTGCCCCCCTTGCGCGCGAAGCATACATATGCGTAGCATATGTATGCTGGGTTGATAAATTCGATGAGCCGTAATATCGTTCGAGCATGTCGGGTAACTTAGACCTCCTCCCTGAAGAAGTGCTGAAAGAAATGCTGCTCCTCGAAGAGCAGCGTCAGCGTCTTGAGTTACGTGACGTAGCCCAAGAAAAATTTATGTCGTACGTTCAGCACGTGTATGACGGCTTCATCGTCGGGCGCCACCACAAGATCATTTCAGAGAAGCTGGAACGTATCGCATCGGGTGACTTGAAGCGTTTGATAGTCAACATGCCGCCGCGACATTCGAAGTCAGAGTTTGCCTCCTACCTCATGCCCTCGTGGTTCCTTGGCAGAAATCCCAAGTTAAAAATCATTCAGGCTACAATGAACACCGAACTTGCTGTACGATTCGGTCGCAAGGTCAGGGATCTCATTGCGGATCCGGTCTACCATGAGATCTTCCCCGACACTGACCTTAAACAGGACAGCCAAGCTGCTGGTCGGTGGGAAACCAGCGCGGGCGGGGAATATTTTGCAGCGGGGGTGGGTGCTGCAATGACCGGTCGTGGTGCAGACCTTCTTATTATTGACGATCCGCACTCGGAGCAGGATGCGCTGTCATCATCTGCTTACGACAATACATACGAGTGGTACACATCTGGCCCGCGTCAGCGTCTCCAGCCTGGTGGCGCGATTATTATTGTCCAGACACGCTGGTCCAAGAAGGACTTGACGGGCAGGTTACTGCAAGCACAGGCGGCGGACCTGATGGCTGACCAGTGGGAGGTGGTCGAGTTTCCTGCGATTATGCCGTCGGGGGAACCACTCTGGCCTGAATTTTGGAAAAAAGACGAGCTTCTGAAGGTGAAAGCCTCGCTGTCGCTGGGCAAGTGGAATGCTCAGTGGCAACAGAATCCTGTGTCGGAAGAGACCGCTGTCATCAAGCGGGAGTGGTGGAACGAGTGGACGGAAGAAGATATCCCGCAGCTTGACTACATCATCCAGTCTTACGATACGGCGTACTCCAAGAAAGAGACCGCTGATTTCTCGGCGATCACGACGTGGGGCGTGTTCGAGCCGCATGCCAATGGTGAGCAGCACCTGATTATGTTGGACGCCAAGCGTGGGCGGTGGAACTTCCCGGAGTTGAAACAGATTGCCATTGAGGAGAATGAATACTGGGAGCCGGACATGATGCTCATCGAGGCCAAGGCAACAGGTATGCCACTGGCTGACGAGATGAGGTTACTGAACCTCCCTGTCATTACCTTCTCGCCGGGTCGCCGGAAGGGCGGAGGTGGAATCGACAAGACCACACGTATGCATATGGCCTCTCCTATATTCGAATCAGGAAAAGTTTGGTATCCTGCCGCCCAGAAGTTCGCGGAGGAAGTAATAGAAGAAGTCGCTTCGTTTCCAAATGGTGACCATGATGACTTCTGTGATAGTATGACTATGGCCCTGATGCGTTTCCGTCAGGGTGGTTTTATCAGTTTACAGGGTGAAGAGCTAGAAGACATGCTCCCCGGCAGAAAACGCGAGTATTATTGATGGTAGCGACTCCACAACCCAACCCCCGCCGTCGTCCAATGACCGTTCCTACTCCCCCGCCCGTGGGCCGTGGTGCAGGGATCATGGCCCTACCGATGCGGCGCCCGACGGCTGTGGAACGAAAGCGCGGGCGTCGTTTTCAATATCCTGGTGATCCCAGGGTCGCCGATCCACGGTCCTTTAGCGAACGCATGGCTGAAGGTGCGGATGTGCTGGAGGGCATTGGTGCTGGTGCGGTAGCCGGTGTTGGTGGTCTTATTCCAGATATTTTGGCGTTGGTGGGTCGTGATGCCCCGATGCTGTTCTCTAAATATGTAATGGGTAAGCCGCTATCCGAGGACGAGAATGCGGTTTTCCGTGCGTTGACCAAGGTGCAGGACGTTGCTGGTGCTGAAGCAATTTTGCGTGGCATGGGTTACGGCGAGAAGATGGATGCGCCGAGTGACAGTCCTGATGCGTTATCGCAGATGGGTGTTAATCCTTTCCGGCAGGGTGCATTTTTTGGTGAGTTTGTTGCTGACCCGTTTGCTGCGTTTAAGGGTATCAAGGCATTGAAGGCGTTGGGACCGTCTGACGAGGCGGTTGCGGCGTATGATCGCCAGCTTGCTGGTGCACAGGCTGACGCGCAGCAGCGCATGGGCACTGACGAAGAAGTGCTAGAGTTTTTTGATGAACTAGCTGGCAATACCCCAGAAGTTTCTGCTCGAGAGCAGCGGTTCAACGAGCTTCGTGAACAGGCTCCCATAACCAGAGGCATCGTTGACGAGGGTCTTGATGGCGAAGGTGGTGAGTATTTCATTGTTCGCATGCCTGACGGCACTGAAGTAGAGGGCGCAACGGAGGACGAGCTTCGCAATCTCTATGCGGTACAGGCACAGGTGAACGAAGACGGTGTTCCTGACGATGTCATAGAGATGATCGACAACATGCTCAACGCGGACGAGCTTGAGAATGTGCCGTTTGAGTCGATTCGTTTTCAGACGCAGGTTCCTCGTGCAGAGAATGCCGGGGGAACCATCCTGAATTACACGGGCCTTGAAGAGCCGCAGCTTCGGGACTTGTCCTTGAACGAGGCGTTGTTTTCGTCGATTGACGCGCGTCGTTTTAATTTTGGGCCGGACGGGGTTACTCCGGTTCGAGAGGCTGACAACCAGATACAGAACTTTCAGTTTATCGAGTTTGCCGAGGATCGGATTGAGCCGCGCACCGGAGACACTATTCCGGCGGGTACAACGATTGCGTTCCCTGACGAGGCGGTTACGGGCATCAACCCGGACAGCTTCTTCCGTCGTGCGACGGACATGGAGCAACTGACCCCGCCGTCTGCTACTCCGGCGGCGAATGCAGATGGTGCGATAGCCAGGGATCGTGGTTTTTTGCCGTTGCCGCAGGATGTGCAGGTCTTGGGTGGTGAATCTCTGCTAGACGTGTCTGCTGTGATGCCGATGAACGCGAGCACCTCGCAGCTTGTCCCGCAACAGGTTCCCTTCACAAACCTGCCTCGTCAGGGTGATGTGGTTGACTATTCGCCCATGCATCAACTTGTGTCCAGCCTGCCGGACGGCACTGGCGGGTTTATGGCAAAGGGCGATATTCTTGATATTCTCCGCAGTGGCAGTGGGGAGAGCTTGAACCGCGACCGCGATAGCTCGGGCTTCATCCAGTTTTTGGAGAAGTTTGGCGCAGACCAGATGTCTTCTGCGGAGGTTCGGCAACTCTATCGCGACCATACTCCGCAGCTTCGCGTAAAGACAATCCGCAACTCTCATCTTGATTACGACCGCAAACAGGGTGGTCCTGTGGATTTCTTGCGTGATTATGCACAGGTAACGGTGCCGGATGAGTATCTAGCCCCTGTTCGCAAACTTGACCAGAACACTGGAGAGGTGACAGACAGGACTGTAGGTGAAAAGATTCATATTTACCTTGGCAATCCGAACTCCGTTCTACCTTTGACCGGCGACGATTACGTTCAGCTTCGAGGTGGTTTGGGCGTTTCTGACCATTCTCTGGGCGCTTCTGGTGGTTTTGGTGAGAGCGGTCGTGGCGGACCGCCTCGCGGCGGTGTGCCGGGGTACTTCGGTCACATCCGTATGCATGTGATTGAGGACGATCAGGGCCGCAGGATGGGCGTGATTCAAGAGATTCAGTCTAACGCAGCCACAGAGGAAAGGCGCACTGCACGAGGAGATACCTCGAAGAAGTTCTTCAGCCCAGAAGCCTCGTATACGCTGGATCTTCTGCGTGAAAGTGAAGAGGGGCGCCGGGTCTTTGAGGCCGCAGCCCGCAGTTCGAAGCCGAGGGACACCGCACTTGAGGACGCTGTTGGCGAACTGGGCCAAATGGCGGACGACGCATACAACGAAATGGGCAATGACCTGCCGATTATCGGCGGGGTGAACGTGTCTCG